TCATGGGACGGCTGGCAGCCCATCAAGGACTCGGTCGGGGGAGGGGAGATTGACAAGGCCGACCTGCGGTTCAATGTCTCAAAGGTACTGGACAACCTGTGCCATGGCGGCACCCCGCTCCTCAAACGCATCGGGCGGCGTGGTTACTTCCGCGTCATCGACTACGAACTCGACACCATGGACCTCAAGGCCGCCAGGGGAGCGCCGACGCTTGACCTCCGCTGGCCGTTCGCACTCGAGCGGTACATCTTGCTCTACCCGGGGAACCTTGCCGTGCTGGCGGGTACGTCAAACTCCGGCAAGTCGGCATTCGTCAATGGGTTCATTGCGGGGAATATGTGGCGGAAAGATACGCACCTGTTCTCCAGCGACATGGTTGCCGAGGAGCTGGCTGACCGGTTGGAACCATACGACTTCCCTGAGGACGCTCCAATCTGGAACAACTGCCACGAAAGGGTATCGGACTTCGCCGACGTCATCAAGCCCGATTCCCTGAACGTGGTGGATTACGTCGAGTATCAGGAGAACGTCGTCGAGATCAAGCAGGAAATCGAAGAGTGCTACCGCCGCATGCTTGGCGGTAGGGGAATGTGCCTGATAATCATTCAGAAGAAGGGTGACGAGAAGGGCTACAAGGGTCAGACCATCAAGCACCCCCTGGGCTACGGCGGGGTGACCACGCTGGCCCGACCGAGGCTTTACCTCACCCTGGACCCCTCTACGCTGAGCATCTACAAGGCCAAGAAGAGAGCGCAGCGTGGGGTCAATCCGAACGGCAAGACCTGGCGGTATGCTCTCGTCGAGGGCGCCAGGTTTGTCAGTATCGTGGAGATCGACAACGACGGGAACGAGATTGCCCAGCCGGACCTGCCTGCCGACAAGGACAGCCCGGCGCCGGTGGAGTTCTGATGACTGAGGCTGAGTTCGCCACGCAGTTCGAGGGCAGCAAGAAGACGTCCGGCCTCTTTGAGCTCGGCGGGTGGAGGTGGTGCCACTTCCGGCCAGCCATGAGCCAGAAAGGATGGCGCACGCCGCTCTCCGGAGACAAGGGCTTACCAGACTACATCGCCACCCGCCGGCGGGAGAACGAGTACCGCAAAGAGACTCTATTCATTGAGATCAAAGGGGAAGGCGGTCGGCTGACACTGGAAGAGAAGGACTGGGTTGCGGATCTGCGCGCTGCTGGCCAGTCCGTCCACGTCTGGTGGCCAAAGGACTATCAAGACGCCCAGGAAGTGTTGTTGGCAAACTGCGACTTTGATTTTGCTCGCGTGAAAGAGAACGGGAGGTTGTTATGAGCTTATTGACAGACGCGGAACTACGTTATCACTGGACTGTGCCGGAAGCCCTTAGCAGTACGCACTATGGTATTCTGAGTGCTGTCGCCGACGCCTCTCAGACCGTGACCCTAAAGGCTGTGGCTGAGTGGATGGATGGTAGATGCACTGGTCGTCATGCTAATGTGGGCAACGCATGGAGAGTGAGATGCGACAGTTGTTTAGCGCTGTTGGCGATTGCTCTCCGTGAAGGCAAGATGCCAGGGGAGGAGAAATGATGGTACAGGAATATCTCGATGTAAGACCGGCAGTCATAGCTTTTGCGAAAGTGATGGAAGAGACCCTGCGGTTGCACGACAGTAAGGGCGGTTGGGATGGCAACATTGACGAGTTTCTAAAGGCGAAGATGTGCGAGGAAACGGCGGAGATGTTCATGCGGCACGTTGAAGGGGAAATGGGCGAAGCGGCCAACGAAGCAGTGGATGTTGCCAATATATGTATGATGCTATGGACTCGTTGGACAGAACGGGGCGAGGAGTATCTAAAATGAGTGACACCCCATTGACTGAAATAAGAGAACCAACCGTAGAGGAGCAGATAGCCAAGGGGAATCCACACAAGAATGTACTTGAGGCCGTTGGGCATGAACCTGCAATAGAGAGAGACAAGCATAATGCATGGGAAGAGGGCACTAAGTTTGTCCTCGACCTCAAAGTAGCCGGCGAGCCGGAGACATACACCGATATGGGCGGGAACACTCACAAGTTACGCGACCACAGCATCACTCTGTCTGAACTCATTGAGAAGGCTGAGAGTGGGAAGCTGGTGGAGTTGGGTGATACAACTTGCCAGCATGACCAAGAGGGTTACATGGCAAAAGCCGCCGATGAGTTTGGGGTAGTAACTTGCCTAGGATGCGGACTGCAACTACAGTGGGTCAAACCGCTGGCTTCCGGCGAGTCAAGGTGAAGGGATGAAACACACTTGGACAAGTAGCGAGCACCACTTGGGTCTCGTCGGGAGCTTTTGGAAGTATGTCTATCCTCTCGTATGTAAGACATGCGGGGCCCTAGCGGGAAGTGCTAAGGACGATTCGGAGTGCCGCGAACGCCCTAGCCCACCAGACGACACCATACAGGAGGGAGGCTGACGATGCTCGTCTGGGACCTTCTCAGCCCTGAGGCCATTGGCAAGCTCTTTGCCTTCCAGATGGAGCACCACGGCCTGAAGCTCGTTGACCCGCACGAGCCGGTGAGGGCCGTCACGGTGGCGGGGGAAGTGGAACCTCCAGAAGAGGTTGAACGCCTTATGAAACAACCGAGGAGCAGGGATTCTTGACAGGGCGTACCATTTGGAGTAGACTGTAGGCATGGTGCAAGTCGCTTCAGGAGAATGGTTGTGAGAAGCAAATACGACTGGCGGTTCAACGGGTTCACAGTGACGCCCGATGCGAAGGGATACCCGCGAATCTATGTCGGAGGGCACATGATAGCCGTTCACCGTTTCGTTTGGGAGCAGGCGCACGGAGCACTGCCCCGTGGATTCGTAGTCCACCACCAGGACGGCGATGTGGCTAACTATGCGCTGGACAACCTCATGCTTCTGAAGCAATCCGATCATATGCGCATCCATTTGGGGTGGATACGAGAGAACGGCCTTTGGGTCGCCAAGCCATGTAGTCGCTGTGGGCAGGTTCTGCCGCTTGAGCGGTTTTACGTGAGGAGAGGGGTGCCTACCGGCTTCTGTAAGGCTTGCCACGGTCAGGATACCGTCGCTCACCGTAAACGGCAGGACCCGAAAGCCCGCGAGGCTATTTACCAACGCTACCGCAAGCGCCGGAAACTCGGCATCGTAGGTACATAGGAGGAGTCGAATGCGCGACTGGTTTGGGCCTGGCGAGTTGACATTTGCAACGCGAGAAGAAGTCGAATGGGGACTGGCCCATATCGAACAGCTATCAAACGGTTCGTGGCCGAAGCAAGAGTCTGGTTACTCTATTGAGCCGGACGCCCACAGTCGCCGATCGAAGATGGGCGGTTTCGAGGTCCCTATTCAGGCGTCCGCCGAACTGGAGCGGCGCGTCGACAGCATAGGCCCGGACGCATTTATGGCCGAACTGAACCGCGGTTACGGCTTTAGTTTTGAGCGACTGGGGAAGATTCATAACCTCGAGGAGCATGTCGTCACGTATCGATGCCACTGCGCCATCAGATTCATGATCGGCCAGAACTTCAAGGCCAGTAAGTATCGCAGGGATCATGTAGCTGCCTATACCGGGAAGGTCAATGCCTGAGGGGCGGGGCATGAGCGACCACCAACAGGGGATAGAGGCGCGGGAGCTTGACGAACTCGGGTCGGCGCTGAGTGAGGCGATTGACTGTTCTGTAACATACAGAAGCTACGAACTCTACGGGAAGCCAGCCTTCACCTGCAAGCACGGGCTGGTATTCCCCAAGTTTGCCATCAAGGGCGCCATGGCCCTCGATGATTGGTCGGCTATACTGGCAGGGCACAGGCAGTCAGCATGAGTAAACCAATTATCCTTGACCTTTGCGGCGGCACTGGGGCTTGGTCACAGCCATACCGGGATGCCGGATACGACGTGCGCTTGGTGACGTTGCCTGATGATGTGAGATACTACAAGCCCCCGCGTCGAGTCCACGGTGTCTTGGCGGCTCCGCCCTGTACTGACTTCGCTTCGAGCGGCACTCGCTGGTGGAAGGCGAAAGACAAAGAGAAGGGCTTGCTGGAGGGCCTGTCTATCGTCGCTGCATGCCTGCGTGTTATCGAGGATACTAAACCGAAGTGGTGGGCGCTTGAAAACCCCGTGGGCAGGTTGCCGAGATACATCGGGAAATGGCGCTATACATTCCAGCCTTTCGACTACGGCGACCCTTGGACAAAGAGGACGTGCATTTGGGGGGAACATACCATACCTACCAAGACCCCAGTTGCGCCAGTTGGGACATGGCAAGGCAGTCACGCTGCGGGCAAGCCGCTGGGCATAGTAGACCACCCGCTGTTGCTCCTCGAGGAAGGGGCCGTGTTTCTTCCGCCCGATTGGATTCACAAACTGGGGCCGTCTGCCGACCGGGCCGAGAAACGCAGCATCACGTCGCCGGGATTCGCCCGGGCGTTCTTCGAGGCCAACCCGTAACCCCACCCTCCGTGCGCTGGCCAGCCGAGCCACAAAGGGAAGCGGCGCAGGTCTATCAAAGGTGCATTGTCCACTTTACCTGTTATAGTGCAGTGTGCTACACTTGTGTTGTGAGCAAGCACGTCAAGGGGGATTATTACTACACTCGCATCTGCGAGAGATGCGGATGCAGCCATGAGTTTCGTCGTTCCTACAAGATCACTAGCCCATCACATGTGCGCCGGTTTTGCCGTCCGTGTCTCCTGGAGATGAAGATTGAGCGAGCGAGTCGCAACAAAGGGGAGCGATATGTTAACAGCCAGGGTTATGTTCGTGTGCGGGACTACGGCGCATATGTAGAGGAACACCGCCAGGTAATGGCCAAGATGCTTGGCCGGCCGCTTCGCGCAGGGGAGTCCGTACATCACAAAAATGGGGTCAAACATGATAACCGGCCGGAGAATCTGGAACTGTGGGTCGGGAAGACGCACCACGTTGGGCAGCGAGCCAAAGATATAGCCTGCCCTCATTGCGGCAGGCTATATCTCGCGGGTGACTTGGCGTAGAAGCGGCCCTTGGGGATGCTGCGGTCTCTCAGGGCGTCTCAGGGCGCGGCAGTTCCATAATCCTGGCGGTGGCAGCTTCGGATACACTCACAATCCAGCCCGGGTGCCCGGCGTATGCGTGGGCTTCCTCGACGATGATAGCCCGCACGCTCTCCTTGTAGGACGCCGATGTGATGGTCTCAGGCACCTCCGGCCCGTTGGCCTCGGCCATCACGCGCTTGGCGTCGGTGTGGCGCGCGGTCTTGCCCGTCACCATGGCCCAGAACGCATCCCATTTGTCATTCGACCAGTCACGGTACTGGGTCAGGACCTCGAGCGCCTTGCCCGAGACCCACACGCCGCGCAGGGGTTCGGGAACGGGGACGGGGTTGCAGTAAACTCTATGCCCTGCCGTGGAGCACATAAAGCCAAGTTGGGGCATCATCACCTTTGCGTGAGGAACGCCCCACCGGCAGTCGCTGTCCCCGCATTCCCGCCAAGTATCGCACCTGACCTGCGCCGGCACCTCCTTGCAACTGACGACCTGGTGGGTAAACCCGCACTCCCGCGGGCCATGAAGCGGAGGCTCGTTATGAGTGTGGGCCTCGGCGGCTGTGCATTCCGCAATGCCGCACTCGCTGGCCTCGTTGCAGACGTACGACTTGGGGCCTCGAGGTGGGGGGAGCGGGTAAGTGAGGTCGCTGTAGGGCTCGCACGTGGAGCCCTGCGCTTGGCCCCGGTATCCCTCGCAGGGCTCCGTGCAGCCCTTGCCGATCGTGTGGGGCTCTGCGTGGATGCACCCCTTGTCCGGGCAGTAGTCTCTTCCGGGGCATCTTACCTCATTCATTTGACCTGTGCCTCCTCAAGTAATTCCGGGTTCTCGTGATGCTCCTGCCTGTGATGGCGGAAGCAAAGCCACCTCACTTTTAGCGGCCGTTCGTAGTCGACGTGATGCGCCTCGGTTGGCGTACCCTCGCAGACGAGGCAGGGCATTCGATAGATAATGCCATCTCTCACTGCGTGGTTGGTCGTAGAGCGACACCATGCCCGGAGACGGCGCTCTTTCTCTGAGTGTCCCTTGCCAAAAGCGTTCTGCTCCTCCTTGGGCATCTTCTCGTGCCTGTAGGCCGCGTAGCACTTGGTTGAACAAAAGTGTCTGCGTTTCTTAGCGTAGACCGCTGGCGTGGTCAAGGCCTCTTGTCCACAGTAGTCGCAAAGGAACGGACATGGCCGTGAATTGGCCCTACCTATCTTGCACTTAGTCTCCTCTGAATGCCTGTGGCCCGGTTGAAATCCCTTCATGCTATGCACCTCTAGTTACCAGTATACCACAATTAGGAGTTGTTGTCTAGGAGATGGGGCGACTCGTAGATGTTGCCGACGACTTCCCCGACGCCGTCTCCCATCTCAGCCAGTGTCACCGTGTAGGACTCAGAGTTAGTCAAGCCCCAGCAGAGTTGTTCCTTATCCCAGCCAACTCTCTCTCGATAGGACTTCCCCTCGTCCTCACTGACGTACCCCAGGATGTCTCCCTCGTATATCTCCACCCCGTTCTTGTCCTTGAGGCCGGTGTATTGCAGAACCTCGATGTCCTCGTCTTCGATGAAAGCGTGGAAATAGGCGGTAGTTTGTATCTCATGCCACATCTTCTGATGCTTACGCGACCACGCCCTGAACTTTGACTCTCTCATCTCGTCTTGGCCTCCTCTTTCTTGCCGTTCCGGATCTTGACCGGGCTCCACGTGTGGCCACACCGGGGATTCCGGCACTTGTGCAGCTCGTGGGTCCGGCCGTCGATCTCGACGTCCTTGAGGTACCGGCAAGCGTAGCCGTCAAGCGGGCAGTTCATTCTCTCTCTCCTTGTCTCAGTCCTCGCTGTCGCCGGTATCAGACGAGTCCCGCCTGCCGGTAGGACCCACCCCGGGGGTATCACGTTCTCGGGCTTGTCTACCATCATCATCTCCCCTTTAGCCAGGTCCAGAAGCCATACAGCAGAATCAGACCCAGCAGGGCAAGCTCGCTGTTCAGTATCAGGCTGTCAGGCTCGTAGTGATACTTGCCCGTTACCTTGATCGTGAGCATCACCCACAGCAGGGCCAGGCTCATCCCCACGATCAGGCTGGACTTGAACCTGCGGGTGATGTCCTGTCGCCTTGCATCTTTGCGTTGCTTTCTAGAGTCGTTCATTCTCTCCCTCGCTCCCCCTTTGGTGGGTAGTAGCCCATGCTTTGGGGCAGTTCGCTACTGTTGGCTTGGTCGTTACCTTCCAAGTACTCACCGGTAAGGGGTATTGGACAGCCGCACTAGGCGGCGTTGTCCCTGGGTTGGGTTAGTCTTTACTGCCTACTGGCTGGCAGGCCTCAGTACATTCACCTTCTAGCCACCCGCACTCGTCGCCGTCTGCAAAACTCCAGTGGTCACATACATGGGTGTCGGGGTCAGTGTGCGCGGTACAATCCTTCCAGATTCGCCGGCGATTATTTCTCACCTGGCGGGCAATGCTCGTCGCCCTCGCCGTGTGCTCTTCCGCACTTCCAGCAGGGCTCCCGCTCAGCCTTCCACTTCGCCGCGGCTTCGTCGTTGCGCTGGTCGTGATCGGCGTCCATCGGCAGGACGTCAAGGCTCGTCGGTATGGTGCCAGTCGCTTCGGCCTCGCACGCTTCATGTTGCCGCCGGCGGTGCTCGCAGTCCTGCCAGGTCCGGTTGCAGCAGGGCTCCCCAGTGCCCACCAGCTCGGCGTCGGCGTGTTCGCAACCCCCGCAGTTGCGGCGCTGGTAGTCGGCCAGCGCTTCGTTCGGTGGTGTGCGTGCTTCCATGATTTCCCCCTTACCTTTGGTCAGCCCTTGCCGGGGCCGCCGTGTCTAGTTTGCCTCTGTGTTCGGCGTGAAGGTGCTTCACCATCGCGCCACGCATACGGTTGAACTTGCCTAGTCCGCTCCGACTATGACCGGGGTTATAAATTGGTCGCCACACGATGAAGTCGCAGAAGTGGCAATTGAGGTTTGATATGACCCCATCCACTCGGCGTGTGGTGATACCGTAGTCCCGGCTCGTGACTTTCACTGACTCCCCCTTACCTTTGGTCACCGTCTAGCGGTGCCACGCTGCCGGCGACCACGTCACCAGCAGCAGGGCGCCAGGCTAGCCGCCGAAGTAAAGGTCGATGTGGTCTCTAATCTCTGTGGCGTCCTTACTGATTGCCAGCGGCACCGGAGCGCCGTTCTTGCAGATGTGAAGAAGGTGGTACTTTCCCTGGTAGCGCGTTACCTCCTCGGTGTCGCCGCATCCCCTTTTCTTGAGTAGCTTGTTGAGTGTCGCGACTGTCTCGGTTGCCATGATAGTCTATCCCCCTTATCGTTCAGGCCCCCATGCCTGTAGCCTCATAATGAGCCTGCGGCTCGGTGTTGTCAATAGGTTTCGCGGGTCCAGTTGTGGAGATTTCATAAAGGTTTTGCCCCCTCGTGCCTACTGGCCGGCGCCGCCCCTGACATACTTCGGTCAATCCACCCAACGCGCCGCCGCCCTTTGACAACCTGCCGAGCCTGTGGTAGAATGGCAACCGATGGGGCACTTTGCGCCCACGTCTGACCTGTAGCTCAACGGCAGAGTGCTGGTGCCTGAGGGTGAGAGCCCCTCTTGGAGCCAGTAAGCGGCAGCCAGTAGGAGCGGGTCCGACTCCCGCCAGGTCGGTAGCGGCGCAAGGTGCCTCTTCATGTCGCCAGGGCCGGCCGGGGTTGTTCCTCCACCTCGGCTGGCTCGGGGCGGCTAGAATGGAACGTAACTCGGATCGTTGTCGGTGGGCTCTGGCCCGGGCTTCGCCTCGGGGTTGTCCTTACCTTGGCGGTAGGGCTTCTGACGGTCATATTCAGACTGGTACTTGCCCCAGTTGGTAATGTGGATACCGGTCTCGTCCTGGCTGATGCGCCCGTCTTGCTCGCAGACCTCGAGCGTCCGCTTGAGCAGGGCCAGCCGGATGTTCAGGCGATTGGCAATGAACGAGAGGGGAAAGGGCACGCCTTCCCGATCACAGATGGTGCCGGTGTTGGTGCAGAGTGACGAGAAGGCGAGCAGATCATACCAGGTCCCCCGCTCGGCCGGGGTACATTGATAGCGGATTGAGCCGTTGATAGATTCGGCGGCGTAGAACTTGAACCACCGTCTTTTCTGCGTCCTGTGTGGTGACACTTCGGACCTCCACGGTACAGTGACGATACAGCCACGGTACACCCACGATACATTGGAAGCTAAGGAGAGCAAACACAAACCGTATCGCTCACCCTCCGGCTTCCACGCTCACCCCCTCGCCTACAAGTTACCACAATAGTTACACAATGTCAATCACTCTGCGTCGCACCTTTGCCCCCCCAGTAGAGAGAGAGAAGAGTAGAGTACGTTGTATAACAACCAGGGTGCCCGGTGGGCCAGTTTCTCTGCCGCTTCACCGCGCTGCTCCAGGGGCGCGCGGTTCAGCTTGTCCCCAACACGACCCGCCGGCACCAGTCGAGAGCTGGTAGCGATCAGGAACGGACGAGACTATGGCGGTACCTGGAACAGCAATCAGTCAAGATACCTGCGCCCACTGCTTCTGTAGCCTCAACACGGGCGGTCAATCTGTCTGTTGCAAGTGTGGTTACTGTCCTTCAGTGACAGTGGTGTGGTTGGGCTCGACTACCTGGACCCCTGGCGTCCCCTACAGCTGGGACCAGACAGCCGGCGATTGGAGGCCCCATCCATGACTGAGACTCCAAATCCTCCAAAGATTCCAAAGTCTCCAAATCCTCCAAAGTTACTCCTGCCAGGACGTCGGCCGGGGCAGGCGACGACTGGACGCCGCGGCATCCTCAACGACGACATGATTGAGGCCCTGGCGGTTCAGATGCGGAAGGGGCTCTACGCCATCCATGCCTGTGCCATCGTGGGCGTCAGTGAGGATAGCTACTGGAACTGGATGAAGCGTGGCGGAGACGCGGACGAGACTGACTTGGTGTTCCTCAGGTTCGCCGAGGCGATGAAAAAAGCCCAGGCTGACTCCATCGAGGAACGTCTGTCCCGGATCGACGCCGCCGGCGAGGGTGGCGCCGTCACGTCACGCACGACCAAGACCACCACGCACAAGAACGGCAACGTCGTCGTCGAAGAGACGGAGAAGCTATCGGGACCGGCCTGGCAGGCCGACGCCTGGAGCACGGAGAGGCGTAACCGCGAGCTGTACGGCCAGCCCCGCAGTGTTGCAGAGGTCGCCGCCGGCGTGGCCATGCTGCTGTTTGCCCGGGTGGAGTTCGTCGACTGCCAAGATGGCGTTGCGCTTGACGAGATGAAGGTCGCGGAGATCGGCCAGGGGGACGGGAAGACATGATGTATGACGAGTTTGCTCATGCGTGGACTGACGCCCAGTTGGCACTATGGCGTGACATCCGGCGCCGTATGCTGGCCACTCCGGGCCGGTTGCTGATGACGACGTCGTTCCAGACGCCGTGGTTCGACAGCCAGACCGGGCGGGAGGTGGTGCCAATCCCGGCGCCGTTCCTTGCCGCCTTTGGAGAAGATGGCCCCACGGGTAGGAAGGACTGAAGGAGGAAGGACATGCCTGAGTGCGGACTACACATACCTGGGACCGGCTGCGACGCCTGTGATGCGCCCCTTGCCCTCAAGGACCTGAGGCAACGGGCGGCCGACAGGGACGGGAAGAGGACGGCTCACAGAGAGGCGTCCATTGCCTACATGGTGGAGCTACACGGCGACCAGTACCAGACGGCACCGTGCGACTGCGTGCCCCAGCTCTGCCACCGCGTGCCACCTGAACGGTGGGGGTCTGGCTTGGGCGATATGCAGGTGTGGAAGGACTGAAGGAGAAAGAACATGGTACAGGTGATTGGTGACCCTGAGGTGATACGCCGGAGCATGATGCGGGAGATCATGGACGTCCTGGAGGTGGGTGATGCTGCTCTGGGCCTCGATGAGCTGTACATGCTGGCGGCCAAGAGGGACGAGGCGGCGGATCGCCTCCTTGAGAGGGGCGAGGCCATAGAGCAAGCCATCGGCACGGGCGAAGGCGACGGTCACCGAGTTGGGCCTTGCTGCCCCACGTTGAGGCTCCTCCCGTGCCCTGAAGGCAGCCTGCCCCATATCAGTGACGACAGGCTGCACAGGTGGACGCCTCAGGACGGCTGGTACTGCCTCACCAGAGACGAGGTCGCCTGCTTCAGTGATGATGCGCTCTACGCAGCCCACGCTTACATCACCACCGGCGACGCAGCACCGGCGTCACCCCAGTAGGAAGCGCGCCCATCGCTCACAACCACCCCTGTCCACCACCGACGACCTGGCTCACCATACCCCGTGCTGTCACCAGAGGCAAGGAGAAAGAAGAGCAGCACCAGCAAGGGGGGTATAAGGGCCAAGAAGAACCACGAACAACAACAGTACCGGTAGGCCGCAGAGATTTTTGAGGGAGGCCCTTAGCATCATGTCTCAACGCAGAACCACCCCCCAACGCTCAAAAGACCAACCATTCAGGCACCGGTTTGCCTCCGCTAGGCCGTTCGGGTTGAGGATGGTCAAAAAACTCAAACCCGCGGGAGTACAGCGATCGACCCCGGCGGGAGTATGTCGACCAGATTCGCAAGTTCCCCCTGTGGAACAAGCTGCTGTGGTGCCGGTTCGTTCTGACGCACAAGGAATGCCGGGTCTGATGGCCACGTGGCGACTCAAGGCTTGCCCGAGGTGTGGCGGGGACGTCATTGTCGACCGCGAAGAGAGCCAGTGTTTGCAATGTGGGTTTGACCGCCTCGAGCCGCCGGCCTTTGCCCTGGCCGTTCAGGCCCGAATCCGCGAGGAGCCGATGAGCGACACCGACGGGCGGGGCAGGTGGGATCGCGGTCGCGTTGGCCGGCCAGCGCTGGCGCAGAACGGCGATCGGAACCACCATATCCGCGAGATGGCACAGGAGCACGTGCCGTTGAAAGAGATAGGGTGCCGGTATGGGCTCACCATCTCGGCTGTCTCTCTGATCGCCCGAGGGCTTAGATGAATCCCATCAGCGCGTTCTTCCACATGCTGGCCGGCATCTTCAGCGGCACGGGCGAGCGGCCCAGTCCGAGCGATATTGTCCCCATCAGTTCGATTCGGTACGACCGCGACACCGGTATCCTGCAGGTTGACCTGAATCACCTCAACATCCCGCTCGCCGAGCGTCCTCGCGTCATTGCGCCCCAGATACCCAACACCAACAGCATGGACCCGGCTTACGACTGGGGTCACACGGTTGTCTACCTGAAGGGCGCGACCGAGGCCGACCATGCCTTGCTGCTCGACTGGCTGGCCGCGCAACCGCCACGCCACCGGGGCAACATCATGGTTGGCGGCGGACCCGGTACGGGCTACTACGTCACCCACCGGGTCGTCAAGGTGGGCCACGACCGGCAGGGACGGTACTGGCGCCTCAAGGGCGACAACAGCGCCGTTGCGGACCGCAAGATTCTGCGCGATGCCGACATGCTTTGGGTCGGCGCGGTGATAATCTACTAGGAGGAAGTATGAAGAGACTCTGGGCATTCATTCTACGGCACGTTTACGTCCGCGGGGCGCTCAAGGTCACCGGTATCGGGGGCGGCTCGGTTGATTATGACGATACCGAGGTCCCCGAGGAGCGCCGCTTCGAGATACTGAAGATCGGTGGAAGTTTCGGTATTCGATGGTAGCTGGGGCCAAACCGGCTTTCAGGCCGTTCATGGAGGAGATCCCCGCCACCAAGACCATTAAGGTGAGCCTGAGCCCTCCACAACAGAGGGCATTGTTCAGTCTCAAGCGGTTCGTCCTGATGATTGGCGGCACACAGGGGGGCAAGGCACTCCCGCTCGACACCCCCATCGCTTGCCCTGACGGTTTCACCACAATGGGCGCGCTCCAGCCGGGCGACGTTGTCTACGATGAGCATGGGCGTGAGTGCCGCGTCGAATTGGTGACGCCGACCATGTACGGTCACGACTGCTACCGGGTTGAGTTTGATGACGGCGTTTCGATTGTTGCTGATGCTGAACACCTCTGGCGTGTCCAGACGGCCAGGCAGCGAAAGAATCAGGCGCGGCGTTCTGCGGCGGAGGGAGATGACTACTCCATACTGACGACGGCGCAGATGCAGGGTGACCTTATCCTGCACGCCCGGCGGGAGTGGCGCTCTAACTATTCCATCGATATGCCAGCGCCGACTCAATTCCCTGAGCGCAATCTCCCAATTCCTCCGTACAGCTTTGGTGTATGGCAAGGTGACGGCGGATCCACGTCTTCGGAGTTCTATTCCGCTGACCCCGAAGTCGCCGGGATGGTTGCCGCCGAGGGGGTCTTGGTCGGTGCCGGAAAAGCTGTAGTCCAACAGGGTAAGGCACTCACGTACAGCATTGGTCAGGTGGGCAAGACCCGCGACCCCCTAACCGGCGTCTACACCGCCAACGACAGCATATCATCGAAACTGAAGGCTCTCGGCGTCTGGGGCGACAAGCATATCCCTGATGTCTACCTGACTGCCTCTGTAGAACAGCGCATGGCGCTGCTTCGCGGTCTGATGGATACCGATGGCTACTGCGCCGATGATGGCGGCTGCGAGATCAGTACGGTAAAGCCTGTCCTGGCGAGAGACATCTTGACTCTGCTCAGGTCTCTCGGCATCAAGGCGCGGTGTCGAAAGAAAGAGACGAAGTGCGGTACGGTGCTGGGCACTGCCTGGCGCATCACGTTCACGAGCGATGTCCCCGTCTTTGGGCTCGCACGCAAGCAGCGGCAGCATGCAACCGTTCGCCCCGAGGTGAAGCGGCGCTATATCCGGTCAATCACTCCCGTTATGTCCGTCCCGGTCAAATGTATCCAAGTCGATAGTCCCAATCAGATGTATCTGGCCGGCAGGGACTTTCTGCCGACTCACAACACCTGTTTCGGCCCCTTCTGGCTGCTCCGCGAGATTCAGCGTTGCGGGCCGGGCGACTACCTGGCCGTCTCGGCGACCTATCCGCTGATGAACGTCAATATGCTTGGCGCCTTTCTGCAGTTGTTTGAGGCCCAGTTCCATCTGGGCACGTTCCGGCGCTCCGAGATGACGTTCCACTTCCACGATGGGAAGACCAGAGTGTTCTTTGCCTCTGCGGCCAACCCGGAATCCATCGAATCCGCGACCGCGCTGGCGGCTTGGATTGACGAGGGCGGGCAGGACCAGTTCCCCCGGCAGACGTGGGAGGCCATCATTCGCCGGCTGTCCATCAGCCAGGGCCGGGTGCTGATGACCACCACGCCGTACAATCTCGGCTGGGTCAAACAGGAACTCTACGACCGCTGGGAGAATGGCGACCCCGACTACGATGTCATTCAGTTCGACAGCATCGACAACCCCTCATTCCCCAAAGATGAGTACGAGCGCGCCCGCCGCACCATGCCGCCGTGGAAGTTCGAGATGTTCTACCGCGGCCGCTTCACCCGCCCGGCCGGTCTCATCTACGATTTGTTCGATGACCACATCTGCGTCATTCCTCGGTTTGAGATCGACCGCTCCTGGCCGCGATATGTAGGCCACGACTTCGGCCCGATCAACATGGCGGCCATCTGGCTTGCGGAGAATCCCGCTACCGGCATGTTCTTCGCTTACCGCGAGTACCACAAGGCCGGTGAGGCGGCTGAAGGTCATGTGCAGGCCTGGGCGGAGGACAGCAAGGGCGAGGTCGTCATGCGGCGGGTCGGCGGTTCGCCATCCGAGGACGACTGGCGGCGGAACTTCGCCCAGGCCGGCTGGCCGATTGCCAAACCAATCAATCGCGATGTCGAGATGGGCATTGACCGCGTTTACGCCCTGACGAGAGACAACAAGCTCTTCATCTTCGACGATATGGTCGGAATCTTGCACGAAATCATGACCTACAGCCGCAAGTTGGACGACCAGTTTCAGCCGACCAAGGTGATTGACGACAAGCAGAAGTTTCACCGGCTGGACGCGCTGCGCTACATCGTGAGCGACTTCCCGACTGAGCGCCGGGACGCGCGGGCTGGCCAGCGCAACGTCGTAAAGGTGATTGGACCCGGGGGACCGTGATGGCACTCTATGACTACGAATGCAACGCCGGCCACCCCACAGAGGCGCGCCGGCCGTTTATGAGTGTCGAGGAAGACCCCGGAGTTATCTGCCGCCAGTGCCGTCGCGTGGCTCGGCGGATCTTCACTGCCCCCGTTGGTGTAGGGATTTGCGGGGAATGGGAGTTGGTCGCCATGCCGGGTGAGCCGGACGTTCCGACGAGGGTGGTGTAATGCCAGTGAGTGTTGAGTTCCGGGGTGGCAACAGACCGTGGAAACTGGTCGAGCGAGACGGTACTGTCGTCGGCTCCTCCGTCACTCGGGAGAAGGCCGAAGCCGCAGCGAGAGCGCGCAATGCCGCGACGGAGGGGAAGAAGTAGATGCCGTTTGGAACAGCCGCAGAAGAACTTGAGAAGAAACGCATCCAGCAGGAACGCCTGAAGCCTCTCTATGACAGGATGGGGCGGCACTTCGATCTCTGGACGCAAAAGCAGTTCAAGATGCCGGCGAGCGAGGGCAAGTGGGACTCCATCACGAGCAACAGCGCGGCCGTCCTGGGCAACGGTATCGTCGACCGCTTGGCGAGTGCCCGGCGCAAAACTTGGATTCCCGCCACAGATGAAGATAGAGACGAGAGAACCAATCTGCACAACACCGAGCTTCTCGTCAGTGCTGCCTTCCAACTGAATGATGACCGCCTGTTGATGGTGCCTGAATCCGTCACCCTGCAGGCCGCTCTTGGCTGGCAGGCGACCATCAGGGGCATGATTGGCCTGCGCGTGTTCCTCTTTCAGGAAGGCGGCGAGGTTGTTTTCGACATGGCCCCGTGGGACCCGCTGCATATCTCGTGGATACCGGGCGGGCCGGGGAATCCGCTGCCGTGGGTGTGCTTTGAGCGGTGGGCCAGTGAGGACGAGATCATAGCAAAGCACGGCAGCGACGCGCTCTCCAAACATGGCGTGGCGGCCGACAAGAACGGGCGGGTGCTGATAAGCGATGTCTGGAATAATGACCAAGAAGGCATCATTGTAGGCGGTGGAACTTCCGGCAAGGGCAAGAGGGGCGGCGGGAAGGCCGGCTACCTTGATATATCAGACCACGACATCGGCCACCCGCCCGTGCTGATACTGCCGGCGGGTTCGGCACCTTTCGTCCAGAGCGAGGGCCACACGGACTCCATCAAGTTCATGGGCGCCAGTGCGTACGTCAATAACGAGTTTCTGTACGAGCCCCAGAACCGGGTTCTCAGTTATCGCATGACGCTGGTCAAGCGGGCTGCCAAGACGAGTAATATACTGGAATATGACAGCACCCTCGGTACTCCCCCCGAGGTTCAGGGTGACCCCACTGAGGCAGGAGCCACATTGCCGGTAGATACAGGCAGAGGCCAGAAGTGGGTCCCGGGTCTCCAGCCGCAAATGACACGTGACGCCGATGTCTTCGACGGTCGGATTCGGCGGGACTTGGACACCGGTGGGGTGGCGCCCATCGCCAGCGGGGTTGTTGAGCAAGCCCAGACGTTCGGGGGTATCAATCTCCTCACCGATTCTGCCCTTCAGCGGCTTGCCGTATCGCAGAAGACAGTTGAGCAAGCATTGGAGTGGGCGGCTGGCGAGGTTGTCAGCCAGGTCAAGAGCGCGGACTTTGGCACCATGACGCTCAGGGGACTGGAGACGTCCAACAAGGCATTCGAGATAAAGGTGAACAGGGACGACATCGACGATTCGTGGCGCTTCTCGGTGAAGTTGCGGCCCGACCTGCCCCAGAATGAACAGATCATAGCCGCCGTCGCGACGCAGTTCAAGCAGAGCCGCCTGATGGCCACCAGGGACATTCAGGAGAAGTTTCAGCTTGTAGAGGACTTCGACCTGACGGAACAGCGGTTGGACCTTGAAGACGCCGACGCCATTGAGGGGATCAAGTTACGGAAGGTCGCCAGAGCGCTTCTTGAGGACGGCACTGAAGAGGGGCGCGAGAATGCCCGCGAGATACTGGACGCCATTGAGGAGAGACGCGGTCGGCAGGCGCAGGAAGCTCAGGGCGGTCAGCCAGTACAGCCCGGTATCCCCATCCCCGCGCAGCTGCCGGCGCCGGAAGCGCCCGGACGCGCTGGAATTAGGTCAATGTCCGATCGGCAGGTGGGCCGCAAATGACCGAGGATAGGGGCGGCGGCATTGACGAGGAACTGTTCCGGGCCCTTCGGGCCGACCGCGTCCCGCTAAATCAAGCAATACAGATCGCCGCTATTGCCAGAACGGCCAATCTTTCTGTCGATCAGTTGTTGTTCCTGAGTTCCCTGACCACTGATGCCAGTGGGCGGTTTCTCCTCAACGAGTTCCCATCCGGCATCCCTCTGCGCGGTGGCAACCAGGTTGCCTTTGACGACCGGTCGACGATTGCCGACGCCATCGCGTTCATCCAAACCCCGCAGGGCGGGGAGTTTGTCGAGGGCATCTTTCAGGAGGAGAGGGACTTTCAGGCTGCTGTCGTCCAATATGACGAGACCGTGGGCCAGGTCCAAGCCCTGTCAGGCCAGTTGGCGACCCTGCAGGCCGCGGCCGTTCCCGATCAGGACCAGATTGATGCTGTCGTCAGCGATATGAACGCCCTGGCCGATGAGGCGGAGGGCCTGCTGGCTACGATTGCGCCCGACCTTGGGCCACAGACCAATCTTCAGGACCAGCGGGTTCTAGTCCAACTGCGACGAGACCAATTAGGTCAGACCTTTATCAGCGAGCTGTTTGCCGAGACGGCAGGGGCGCCGCCTCAGGGGCCCGGCGCCCGGCGGACGGGCCTGCAGGTGCCGGTTGCGGACATTGAGGCCGAGAGACAGGAAGCCTTCTTTCGGCTTGGCCTTACACCCGTTGAAGAGCCGGCCATTGAGGACGAACCGCAGTTGCCAGCCGCCCTGAGTATTGGTGAGGGAATCGCGCAGAGACTAGCGGCCGGGGCACTGTTGCGCGGGCCCGCCGGGGTACGGGCCCGACGGGAACTGCAGCGGCAGGAGGACTTGCGGCAGGAGCAGTTGCAGTTGCGCCTTTCAGGACAAGCAGCAGCGGCACAGGCACGAGCGACGGCGCTACGCCCACCTGGGCTCCCCGGACCGCCTGAACCGCGTGAACCGCTTACATTTGCGGAGACGTTCGGCGCCCTGCCGACTGGTGCTGGTTCTCCGGCATTCCGGCGATTCGTTGAGCGTGCCCCTCAGACACTCCGCCAGCAGGTCGAGGAACTACCCGGTGGTGAACAGTTGCCCTTCCTGCGCCGCCGGTTTGCATCCCTTGGCCCGCAGGGTCGTGGAGACTTCGGCACAGCGCGCTTCGCTCCCCCCGCCCGCCGCCTTTTGAGGAGATAGATGGCAGTTGGGCCTTTCGATGCAGGTCGGCTCAGAAGAAGGCCGGCCTTTGACAATCTAGTGACACGGATTCGCGAGGACGACGCCGCAGTCCGAGATGCTGCGCCACCGCCAGAAGTGGCACCTGAGCCCTTTTCCAACACGGTCGCATTGTTGCGCGAGCGTGGAGCGGATGCCGACCCTGCCGCCGCGGTTCCCGTGGTGGCCAGAGCCGACGAAACTCCGCTGGTCGATATTGACCTGGAGAACGGCTTTGTCCTGACACCTCAGGGGTTTGTGCAGAAGCCCGGGGCAAAGCCCGATCCGGTTGCGGTGTTTGACCGCGACACCGGACGCTTGAGCCCGCTGAGTGGTTTCCAGAGAGTGCTCCCCGGCAATCCGGTGGAGTTGCTGGCTGCCCTGCAGCACGATGTCGATAGAATACTGGGTCGCGAGGGCGAAGTTGAGGCTGAAGTACAGGTGCCTTCTGGGCCTGACCAGTTCCGAGAAGCTGCCCCAGAAGCCGCTGCGGAGCCGTTTGACCTGCGGGCATTCACGTTAGGCGAGGTTGAAGCTCGGGCACCGCTCACTTTTGAGGAGGCCGCGGCGCAAATTGAGCCCATTCCGCTCCAGCCTCATGTCTTCGTTAAGGACGGGACAGAAATCCCCGAGGAACGTGTCGGCCCGGGTCTTCGCTTCAGCCGAGAGGAACTTGAGGCCAAAGGTTTCGTGCTCACTCGTGAAACCGAACTTGACCCCCCAACAAGGGGCGGGCGGGAATTGTTCTTTGACCCAGTCAACGGATGGACGACGGTAAAGCCACTGCCCGGTATTCTTGGGGACATTTCTTTAACCATCAGACGAGCGGCTGTAACCCCACTATTCGAGGTGGCGGGTGTCCCCATTTCAGCTACAGATATTGTTGGCATAATACTCATTGGCTACGGGGTTATCCAAGGTGGCCGCGCTGTTTGGCCATCGGTAAAGAACCTTCCAAGCACGACTGTTGACAAAGCGCTGAATGTACGGGTTGGGCAGGCCCAAGTCGATAAGTGGGTTGCCACGCAGGGCCGTCTGCCTCCTGAAACTCAATCAAGGTTGGGCCGGTGGTTAGTTGGCAACAGAACATGGCTGGTTGAACGAGCCACGAAGAACCTCACGGCTCGCCAGGCGGCGGCTCGTGCTGCCGGTCAAACACCCCAGCAGGCGGCACAGCGGGCTGCCTCCGATACAATGACTGATGCGGCGGCTAAGGCAAGGGCTGATCTGGGCGGCGCTTTTCCGGTTCCTGCTGCCCCTGGTGTCGTTCCGGCCGCTCAACCCGCACCGTCCACAGGCAATGTCGTCTCCATCCAGCAGGTAATCTCCGGCATTATTGGACGGGCAGGCACGGCAGAGGCCCTCGGTGGCATTGTCGCCCAAGCTCCAGCAGGGCCGGTTGGTGGCGTGCCCCAGAGACGTGACCTCCCGCCCCAACTAACCGACGCGGGCATTGTGCGCGCCAGCCTCGACCCTGCCACAGGTGAGGTATTGCCACCGCCGTCAGGGTCGGACTTGGTTCGTGCAGTCGGTGAGGCCTTCTACGTCCCTGAAGAACTGGGACTCGCTGAGGCAACGCGGATAATTCAGGCCGGGGGAGTCGCACCAACTGCGCCGCCGATTCCCCAGTCGGTCTCTGCGCCCCCACCTCCGGATGAAGTTGGCCTTATTGAGACCAGACCGCAGGCCATTCCTGCCCCAGAAACCCTTGTCGCCGAAGACGCCGCTGTCGCTCAGGTGGACTCCACCATACCGCCGGTGCCACCCGAACCGCCACGGAGCTTTCTTACTTTTGGCGATGCTCAGTTTGACAGATACAAAGGTACAACGCCGAACCCCATCCCCGGCACAAGGCCGTTCTCGGAGAGAATCCGCGGCTTTGGCAAAGAACTGGAGAAAGCCTTTACCGACGAGTTCGCTCGACTGAACGCCCTTGGTTGGCAGTCGGAAGTCGATGCGGCCCTTACGAGAGCGGCCTCGGGCCAGGCTCAGGAGATATACCGGCAGGCGTTCAACCAGATCAGGAATGCACTCGGCAAAGACGGGTCACTTGTTGAGTTCGTCGACGACTATTTGGTTCTCCGGCATCAGCTGGAAGTGATGCGTGCCACCGGGCGCAAGACATTCAGGGTGACGAAGGGCGGGAAGACGCAGACGTTCACCCCGAAGCAGATACAAGGTCTCTTTGTTTCGATGAAGAACCAACTGGGGCCAGATGCCTACGCCAGAGTGAAACAGGCTGCCTCGGTTGTGCCTTCCATCTACCACGACATCCTGCGGGGGACTCAGGAACTTACGGCGGAACAGATTGAAGGTCTCATCAAGAAGTTCCCGTGGTACAACCCCATTCTCTTTGAGGATGAGTTCTCGACCGGTGCGACTATCCTGAATCCAAACCGCAAGCTCCAGGGGCGGCAAATCAAACGGCTGACGGAGTTCTCCTCAGACAAACAACTCACCACGCCGCTAACAGCCCTTGCCAACACTATCAACCGGCGCGTGGCTGCCAATGCCCGTAATGATGCTCGCGGCTCTATTGCCCAAGACGCCATAGCCAATCCAAAGGCGGCTGGCGGCGATGTCGAGATTGTAGAGGCCAAGCCGTCCGGAGCGAGTTTTGACTTCTTTGAGAACGGCGTGCGCAAATGGGCGAAGTTAGGGCCGGGTTCCGAGTGGATTGCGAAGGACATCGAGCTTCTTACCAGTCAGCCGAAGAATATCATCAATCGTTTCGCACGAGCGATCAACAGCATCCCGCGCCAGTTCTTCACGACCTATAACCCCGGCTTCGTTGCGACAAACACGCTCTTTGATGGCCTGACTGCCTTCTTCGCCGAGGGCATTGGCCCACGCGGCTTCACCAAGGCGCTACTGAAGAACGTCAAAGACATGTTCATCGAAAATGAGACTGTGAACCGTTTTCGCCTGGCGGGTGGTGACGTAGGCGGTTTTTTCCGTGCGAGAGAAGCAGCCGCAGCCGAGGAGTTTATCACCCGGAGCAAGACGGGCGTCATTACTCTGAAGAACCCCAAAGACCTCAAGCGATTTACCAATCCTTTCATCCTCATCAGGGAACTGGGACATGCGGGTGAAAACGCCGCCCGTGTTGCCGCTTATGAGAAAGGAATAAAGGACGGGTTGCCAGACCGGGAGGCCGGCCTGCGGGGCCGCCGCATCACAGTAGACTTCTCCCGGGCCGGCACGGCATCAAGAGTCATCAATGACTGGTTCCTTTTCTTCAATGCCGGGTTGCAAGGATTCATGTTGCCGGGCCGCCGTATTGCCAGCGACCCTCGTTCGCTCGGTCGGTTGGCGGTGTTGCTGGCTGGGTACCTTGGTCTGACCCTGTACAACACCTCATACGATGAGTACCAGGACGTCTCTCTCAGCGACCGCAAGGGCTGGCTCATAATCATGGTGCCCTCAGATGAGTACGACAATCGTGGCCGCAAGGTGCCGCACTACATTCGCGTCCTGCCCTTGCGGGAGTTTGCTTTGGTCACCGGCCCGGTTGAACTTGTGGTAGGTGGACTGAAGACAGATGCTCCGGAGGCATATCGGACACTGGCTCAGGAGTTCGAGGCTTGGTATCCCGTCTGGTCACCCCTGAGCATGATTACGCAGACGGGAGGCGTGGAGTTACCGACCCAAGCCCTGCAGACGATTCAGCAGATTATCAATAATCACGATACCTTCCGTGACCGCGATATTGTTGATGAAGATATGAAACTGCTCCCGGCGGCGCTGCAATACGACCAGTTCACCGACAGTCTGGCTATCAAGATAGGCCAGGCGATCAACGTCTCGCCCAAGCAACTCGACTTCTTCGTCAGCAATATGTTCGGTTCGCTAGGCCGGGATGCCTTGAGGGCTCTCGATGTGGTTATTGGCCAGATAGACCGCGATTTGGTCGACGAGCGAATCGCGGCACTCGTAGACGACCTCCGTTCAATAGCCACGCAAGTTCCGCCCTCCCAGATTGAAGTTGCGCGTGAGACCTTTCTTGAGGGTCTGTCGGTTGAAGATAGAGACCTCGTTCTCAGTATGGAGCGGATACCGACTGAGAAGATACCATTTGTTGACAGCTTCTTTAGGCGCTTCTTCAAGGAACATGGCGGCCAGGTTGAACGCACAGTCCGCGAAAAGATACAGGAGACGCGGCCCTTCTCGGACCTCCCGCCAGAAGCATTGGCGCAGTTGCAGAAGGACGCCGTTGAAAACGCAGAGAACCTGCTTGCCAGCAAGATAAGCAAGGAGCAGTACGACAGCCAGCGGACACGTTACCGAGCCGTGTTTTCCGGTGGGTCAACCGCAGAGTGGCGTCAGGCCCAACTGGAAGGGGCCGTCTCCCGCGCTGAGTTGGACGAGGCGCTGCCCGAAGCATACCGCCGGTCTGAGGAGTTCCAGGCAGTCAGCGCCTATCAGCAGATAAGGGCAGAACTCATCTCACAGGCAGGCGGTGCGTTCGATGCCGATACATGGACCTTCATCGAAACGGCTACGATACAGGAATTGCGGCAGTTCTATTCTGAAACTGCTGTGACTTACGCCCTCCTGCACAAGGATGATTGGATTGACCGCCTGCCGGAGCCCGCGCGGAGTCTGGAACGGCGCCGCGCACTCCAACTGGACAGCGGGGCATGGTGGGACGGCTATAGTGAGCCGGGCCTCAGCGGACTACCGTCGGGCCCAGGTGCGGCACGGACCGCAGAGCCCTCTGGTGGCCGTCTGCAAAGGGGAGAGACTGGCGGCGCGCCAAGCGGCCGCCGGCTGGACAATACAAGGAGTCTGCTAGAAGGCAGGCTCGGAAGGTAAGGAGCTAGGAATATACATGACGGAGATAGTCACACAGGAGCAATCCGAGGAGACTGCGGAGGCAACTGAAGCGCGGCCAGACGCTCTGGCGCAAATCCAAAGCGGCATGAAAGAACTGCGCGGAGAGAAGTCTTCTAAGGAAACCGACGATGCTTCAAAAAAGACGAATACCGAGGACGCTACCGATGAAACCAAGACCGGCACGGACACACCATCTGATGACGGCGAGGCTGAGGACGGCGGCGATGCCGCGCCTGAACCTCGAACGTTCACCGAAGGCTCGGAGGAGTTCAACGAAGTAGTTGACCGCCTCTCGCAGAGCAGGAAGGACAAGGAACTCAAACCCATTCAGGACGAACTGAAGACCGCCAGGGAGAAGATTGCCGAACTGGAGACCGGCGGCCACCGCGCGTCCGAAGACGATGCCATGACTCGCCTTGAGAGCGCCGAGAAGGGGCAGTTGGGCGACGAGCCCGAAGTGCTCGACATTCAGACCACGCGGCGCAACGCCATGACGATGTTCCGCGAGGCCGAGGACAAACTGAAGGCGGCCACCAAGTCGGTCGGCGACCTCGAGGACGCTGAGAAAGACCATCAAGCCTGGCAGGCCATATTGCCGCTGCTTTTGCCTGATGACGAGACCGCTGTTGCGAATGTGAACAAACTGGTTGAAAGGTTAAAGACCGCGACCAGCGGCGAACACATGGACGACATCATGGTCAACGTCAAGCGAGAGCTTGTGGATCTGGAGGCTGCCCGGTTGGCTCAGGAGAAAGCGGCCAAGAAACCGGCCCGACAGCCAAAAGCTCCTGATTCCTCCGCGACCACCAGTACGGCGGCCAAGCAGTCGGGGAGACCCGACCCATTGGAGCAAATCAACACCGCCGTCACCGAAGGCCGGAAAACATGAGAATAGGAGGAGCTTCTAAATGAAGACTCTTGCAGACTACGCAGAACTCGACGTCAATACGATGGAAAAGGGGGTAATGAACTGGCTTTTCAAGTTCGACCCCCTGCTCCAGCGATTGGGGTTCCGCCCAGTCAAAGGCAACGCACTGGCCTACAACGTCAAGACCGAGCGGGCCGGCGCCACCTGGATTGTGCCGACTGACGACGTCCCTGAGAAGGAGTTTGACTCCGATCAGCGGACAGTCGCCCTGAAGGAACTCATCAACGACGTCAAAGTTCCCCACTTCAACATCGACACCAACTCCACGCAGGATGTTGAAGCCCTCGAGGTTGTGGAAGGTATCCGCGACCTGCGCTCCGGTTTCGTCGAGACCTTCCTCTTTGGCGGCACGACCACCACGGTCAGTACGAAAGAACCGGATGGTATCCTGAAGCTCATCGCCGAGCTGGAAACTACGGGCACGACCGACCTGGATGGTATCGTGAACACGCAGGTTATTGCTAACGCGATAGCCTCCGGTGCCCTGACTCAGGCGAAAATCGAGGAACTGATTGACGCCACCCGCCCGGAACTCGACGAGATCACCATCCTGATGACCGACCGCCGAGCCCGGCGCAAGATCAACGCTCTGGCACGCGCCAGCGGCAGCCCGCTGCGCGTCACGCAGAACGAGTTTGGGCAGTTCATCTCCATCTTCAACGAAATCCCGCTGGTAGTCAGCGACTACATGAGGGACAACTTCCAAGACAACGATGGCTCCTCGGTGCTGGACATCGCGGCCTACGTGAAGAACAAGACACGGGCCAGCGGATTCGACAACAGCATCATCCTGGCCCTCAAGATGGGCGACGAGCAGCTCACCGGCATCCAGAGCGGCACCCTCAGCGCCAAGAAGATCAGCGAGGATGCCCCCGATAAGGACGCCGTCCACTACCGGATGAAGTGGTACGCCGCGCAGGCACTCTTCAACAAGTTCGCCGCCGCCGTCCTGACGGGTATCAACGCCGACACTTAGACCCACCTCCGGGCCATAGCTGCCCAATAAGACAAGGAGGTCACTACCAACATGGCAAGTGACATTGTTCTCAGTAACATTCGTGGGCGCGTGGAGCGTCTCACGGCCAAGTCTGGCGCCGCCTGGCGAAGAGGTGACCTGATTGGCTACGACTCTGGCTGGGTGAAGGCAGACGCAAGCGTCGCCACACCCATCTATGCCCAACTGGTAGCCTTGACGCCGGCAGACGGCAGCAACGAAGAAGTAAACCTGTTCAACGCCTGTCGCTCGTGCGACGTGCATGACGCCGACGCGCCTTTCACGGCAGTCACCGCCCAGTATCTCTCCGGCACTGCCGGCGCGATTACCGAAACCCGCCCGGCAACCGACTTCGACCTCATCCAGGTCGTCGGCCACGCACTCGACACCAAGAACATGACACTGGACCTCAAGGCTCCCGTCGAGTATGAGCTGTTCCTTGAGCCGGACTTGCTTGACACCTCTTCGGAGCCCGGTATCGGCGGGGGCGGCGCGGGCTGGCCGGGGCCGGAACCCCCCCGCGCGGGGGCGGGCCGCCTCCACGGGCGGCCGCCCTCAAGGGCCGTCTGCCTTCTGGCTTGGTGGGCAGCATCGTGGTCGCCGACATCATTCTCAACTCCATCAACGCCTCGGCGGGCGACCTCGGCGTCACCATTGTCGGCGGGGCTGACGGAGCGGCCAACAATCAGGACACCGGCACGGCCGTTTCGAGCGGTGACTGGGACCAGACCGATGCAGACAACATTCTCCTCACGGTCGACATCACGGCCAACTTCGATGCCGGGTTCTACCTGCCGGGCCGCAACTTCGCAGTCTTCCTCAACCCGACCACCATCACCGCCGAGGCGCAGGTTCTCGGCCTCTACATCCGGGGGTGGAAACTCCCATAGCACCGGGCCTTCAGTGCCCAATAAGACAAGGAGGTCACTACCAACATGGCAAGTGACATTGTTTTGACAAATGTCGTGGGGCAAGTGCAACGTCTCACGGCCAAGGCTGACGAAATCTGGCGCCGCGGCACCATCATCGGGTACGACTCCGGGTGGGTTCGCGCCGACGCCGACGCGGCAGCCAACATCTACGGACAGTTGATTTCCCTGACCGCTGCAGACGGCAATGACCCCGGCGACAACCAGTTCGTCGCCTGCCGGGCTTGCGACATCTTCGACGTCGACGCCCCCTTCACCGCCGCCACGGCGCAGTACCTCAGCGGTACGGCCGGTGGGTTTACCGAAACGCGACCCACCACCGACGGCGACCTCATTCAGGTTGTGGGATGGTCGTATGACGACTCCCATGCCTTCCTGAAGATGAATGCTCCCATTGAGTATGAAATCTTCCTCAGCCCCGACCCACTGGACACCACCGGGGAGCCCGGTCTCGGTTCAGCCGACACCGGCTGGCCTGGGCCGCAGGTCGACGCCACCGGTGAGAGTTTCTACTTCAAGGGACGGTTCCCTTCGGGTCTTGTCGGTGCCATCGCGGAAGCGCGGGTTATCTTCAACTCCATCAACGCCAGCGCCTTCGACAACGACGTCTCAATCGTCGGCGGCTACGATGGCGCCAGCAACGTACAGGACACCGGGGCTCCCATCACGGCGGGCGACTGGAACGTAGATACGAACGACTTGCTGCTCTACCAGGACATCAGTTCGTTGATCGACGCAGACTTCTACAAGCCCGGCCGGAACTTCGCCGTCTTCTGTGACCCTGACGGAATCACCAACGACGCCACGGTAATCGGACTGTCAATAAGGGGCTGGCGTCTGCCCTAGCCGAAAGGCAACTTCGGAACTACACGGCGGGGACTGGCTTCGGCTGGTCCCCGCCGGAGGTTGAACATGAGTCTATTGCCAGAGATTGTCGTCGAGGCTTTCAAAGACCTCACCACGCAGGAACTCCGCGACCTTCACTCGACGGAGGTCGTGACGAAAAACGGCGACTATATCGGAACCTTCATCGTCCCGCAATCGGACTACGTGAAAATGCAGGTCGAATACCTGGGCCAGATGTCCAACTCGGTGAAACCCGTCGAGGAGGCGGAGGCGGAACCCGAAGACCCCGATGCGTGGGTCAAGGCGCTTCGCGCACCCAACCCCGGCGAGTTCCTCTGCTCGAAGTGCAAGGCCATTCACCGCCGGTCGGACACGACCAAGAACGGCAAACACGCAAAGGACCACGAGTGGGTCGCACCTGAGCCGCCCGCTGAGGAGACTGAGTAATGGGAATACCACCGGAAGCGGCTTCAGAATACAAAGGAATCCCCTCAAGGGTCATCGCTGGCCTGAACGTTGACGGCGAGACGCGACCCATCCTGGTTAATAATGAAGGCGCTCTTATCGGAAGTGTCTTCGGAGCCCCCCTTCTCTACTCTGCCCGAAACGGTACGGCCAACTGGATGAAGAGTCCGCCGGGAGCGGTATTCCAGAAGGGACCGTCAATGTTCTCAGTCAAGATGTACGTCGACAACACCAATGATGACTGGGCCTCGGTGGTTATTCCGGTGAACGAGATGAAGGTGACGGACCTCACCGAAGCCATGTGGACGTACTGGATGACAAATGCGGAGTCGGGCGGTCTCAACATCGTCGTCTGGGTGCATGACCCCACTGATTTCAGCAAGCGCGCGGAGATAACGCAACTCATGGGTCTGGTGTCTAAGGATGCGGGCTTCAACGTCGAAACCTTGAACCTGACCGACACGGAATTGTTCTACTATGGTGAGAACGTCAGCGGCTCCGACCTGACGGCTGGCACCAACTACACGTGGGCACAGTTCCAGGCTGACCCACTGTTCTCAACTTGGCGCATCTACCGCATCACGTTCGACCTTGGTTGGCTTGGGGCTACTGTCCAAGAGGATGTCTGGCTGACTGAAATTACCATCAACGGCCAGCAGATTCCACTCAAGCCCAGCGGTGACTTCTACACGAACACTGTTATAGCACAGCAGACCATGGTGGCCGATGCCAAGGCAGCAGGGGATGTCTACTCAGGGAGCGCAGGCAGCGGCGTTGATTGGGACTTCCCGTTGGGTGGTTCGGGTGAGATTACCCAAGTCGTTATGCAGCACAACGCTCAACTTACCGACAGGTTCGTGCTTTATCTCTTCGGTCAGCCGCCGACAAGCATGAAGAATAACAATGTTGCCAACACCAGTCCAGTCTTAGCCGATGCGCTGTTCTTCCTTGGTGCTGTCGAGTTCGACGCCATGAGGTACATCCAAACAGGCGATGCCTGGACGCTCGCTTCGGTAAGCACACTTGGGGGTCTGCCAATTCACCATGACAACTTCACCGTCTTCGGTATCCTTGTCGGGCAGGATGGAGGCACTACGGTAGCCGAAGCCCTCACCATTACCATGACATCGGTAAACGAGACGTAGGAGGGCAATATGGTAATGAGTTCTCCTGCACTGAAATACAGGCGTAATCCGCGTTTCCCCAGGTTCAAGCCTGATGCCAACACTGCCCTGTGGTTTCCCGGCCAAGACGACGCGCAGAGTTCCACTATCAGAGACCGTAGTGGGAATGGGAATGATGGTACTCTAGCGAATACCACTTGGGTTCAGAACAGCAAGGGTCTGTGGGTTCTTGACTTCAATGGTACTACCAGCATCGGCACTGTTTCTGACGCAGCGAGTATTCAGAACATCTTTGACGGTGGTGGAACTATCGAGGCTTGGGTCAATCTTAGAAACGACGGTGAGAATGACCTCGGCTTCATCCTAGATAAGAGTGCCAACTTCATCAAAAGTTGGACTCTTCGTGTAGCGAGTGAATTAGCGGGTCAAGTACAGTTGGTATTTCTATGTGTTTTCGATGGAACTGGGGGCCGGTGGACAACCCCACGAATAGTCAACTTGGATAACTACTGCTACGTTGCAGTCATCTACAATGCAGATGCAACTACCAACAACCCCACAGTTATTGTGGATGACTCTATCTTTACTGTCGGTTCGGGCCTTGAGGAGCCTGCGGCTCCGGTTGGCACAAGGGTCAGTGATGCTGGTGTGGATTTAACCATTGGAAATGTAGCTGATGGAAGTAGAACCACCGATGGTGCTATCGGGCTAGTCCGTGCCTCGGACATTAGCCGAACCACTGGCGTACTCCAGGGAACTTACAGACAGGAACGAGGACTGTTCGGAGTATAGAGATGCCAGGACATACGCCAGGCGAAAAGAAGAAAGCCAAGAAGAAGCCGAAGAAGGGGTAGGCCATGCCGCAACCAGTAATCTCCCAGACGCGCACGCAGATCCGCGAGCAAATTGGACGGAACCTCGGCAGCGACATCTTCCAGCTCGTCGAGGCGACCTCAACCATCGACACCGCCAGCCTGATAGCGACCTACAGCCTCGCCAAAGGCGGCGACAATGAGTACAGCGGCCGCCAGGTCGTGCTGGTCACCAAAGTCGGCTCCATCGTGCTGGGCGAGAAGTCGTGGATCAGTTCCTTCAGCGCCGCCACGTTCGACGCCACCGTGGCGCCAGTCTTCACGGCCAGCATTACTGACGGCGACATCTTCGAGATGTGGCAGGGCGTCACTTACGAAGAGATTAACGACGCCATCGACCGGGCCATCATGCGGATAGCTGACGATGCCCTCCAGACGCACCAGATTGTCACGGTGGTCACTCAGGAGAGCATACTGGAGTACGGCCTCGACTCGAGCTACAAGGCCCTTCTGGGCATCGACTACGTGAAGAGAACGGGCATTGACCACCTCATTGAGGACTGCGACGCCGTCTGGTCGGAACTGGTCGACGGGGACGTTACCGCCACGGCCGACACGGCCATCAAGAAGGAAGGCAATGCCTCTCTCAAGTTGGTCGTTGCGGCTGGCACCGGTGCTGGCGACATCCTGGCCACCGAGGCGATCGGGGAGCTTGACCTATCGGACAGCGACACCCTGGAGGTGTGGATTTACTCCACCGTGGCGCTCGACGCCGGCGACATCCAAGTGCTGCTCGACGACACCGCTCAGTGTGCCTCTCCTGTCGAGAGCCTTGACGTACCCGCCACCACGGCGGCCACCTGGACCCGCCATCTCATCAGCCTGGCAAACCCGGCCAGCGACACCGCCGTCATCAGCGTGGGCATCAAGATGGTTACCGACAAGGGGGCCTTCACGCTATACGTTGACGACATCCGCGCCGTCCTGGCGGGCAGCCGGGAGTTCGTCGAACTTCACCGCGACCACTGGGATGTCGTGCGGGACTCGACCAATAAGCTCCGCTTCACCCCTACCGGTCTCGGGCTGGTCGGCACCAACACGCTCTTGCGACAGAACGGCCTGAAACTGCCGTCGCTCATGACCGCCGACACGTCCACCAGCGAGGTCGACCCCGAGTGGGTCATCGAACAAGTGACGGCCGACCTGCTCCGCAGCAACGCCCTTGCCTCGCAGTTGGACATCGAGGCCCGCCGGCTGAAAGCCGACGACCACCAGAAGATTGCCGATGGGATGAAACCGTCGGTCACGACGAAGTTTTCCGTCGTGCCCAGGTGGGTATAGATGGCAAGCGCGATTATCGGCGACAACGAAGTCAGCCTTGGCGGTGTGCGCTATCCCGTCACGGGCTCTATCCGCCGCCGTCTCATCAGCCGGTTTCCAGCAAAGGTCATCTTCGGGGACGACGCCTACGCCAATGAGCAGGTGTTGTCCAACTTCATCATCTCCGACCAGCGCGGCGGCATTGGCGTGGAAGAGATGGTTGAGGGGGTCCACGACGACCGCTGTTGGATAAGTGAGTGCGACCTGCGCTTCCGCAACCACATGCTGCTGCCTGTCCTGGCGACTGACGCCGGGGCTGGCGGTCTATCGGCCAAGGACGTGCAGGTGTTCTTCAGCTACGACGGTGCGACCTACGCCAGCTTTGACGAGTTCCTCCGCATCTACGACAACGGCAACACGGACTTCAACGACGTTATCAAGACGCTGGCGGCCAGCCCGACCGATGCGGCAGTGGTCATCAACGCCGCCTTCATCTGCCTCAACACCAGCGGGTACGACGTCAACCCGAAATTGTGGCTGCCGGACCAACTGCTCGACAGCGACTTGGAGGTGTGGACAACATCGACCAACCTGACCAATTGGACGGAAGTTACCGTTGGCACGGGCACGGTCACGCAAGAGTCGGGGTTGGTCGAGAAGGGGTCGTTCTCCGCGCGGTTCGTAACGCTTGGGGCTACGACCCAGGCGCACATCACGCAGGTTCTGTCGTTCGGAAAGCTCCTGCGGGGCAAGGAGATCACCCTCACGGCCAGAGTCAGGACAAACCAGGCCGCCGATGCGGTCATTAGCGTCAGTGACGCGGGGGGCACAACCTCTGCAAACCCAGTCGGGATAAACGCCTTTGAGACCGTTACGGTAGTTCATACTGTCGGTGCTACCGCCACCAACATCACCATACTGGTCGGAAATGTTCCTACCGAGACTGCAATCACCTACATTGACGACGTCAACATCTCGTACTCCGAGACGACAGCGCCCTTCCAGAACCTCACCAGCCTTGAGCCGAAGTTCGTCGTCGAGTGGGACGACAAAGTATTCGGCATGGACGCGGCCGGTAAAATCTCGTACACAACGGACCTCTTAACGTGGACACTGAACGGGCAACTGAAGTTGCCGTCAGGCAGCGTCAACTCGCTGGCCATCTACCGGGACGCCAACGGGACGGAAATCATCTATGCCAACGCCAAGCAGGGGGAGTTCGCCTACGACTTCGACAACGCCAAGTTCCTCGCTACCGAAGTCGCGCTCCCCAACCACGACAACGCCGGCAAGGGCGCTACCCGCTGGCGGGACGGATACTTCGTCAGCGCCGGTCTCGACGTCATCAAGTACATTGCGGGCAACCCCGCCACCATTGACGAGCGAGGGCTGAACAACGACGACGGCCTGCCCACCGAGTATGACGGCGAGATTCAACACCTCATCAAGGGCTATCGCGAGATGTTCGCCCTCATTGACCCGACAGACTCCGCTCTCTCCAGCCGGATGAGTGTCGGGGCCTACGACGGGCGGGCGTGGCAGCTCAAGTACACGCTGGCGAGTGCGGACAAAGACGCGCTCCACGGCATCATCTCGACGGACTACGGCGAGTTTCGCCTGTGGTTCGGCGCCAACGAAAAGGCGTTTTCCCTGCCTCTCCAGAAGAGCCTGCAGAATCCCAAGAAGGACTCGAACTACACCTACGCTGCGGCGGCGGTCCACATTACGCCGTGGTTCGACGCCGGTACGGCGGCCTTTGCCAAGGTGGCCAAGAAGGTTACCATCACGGCCAAAGACACCACCGCCAACGAGACCATCGTGGTGCAGTACCGCATCGACCACGCCACGGTTGACCGCGACACCGGTTGGACCACTCTCGGCACCCTAACGGCGGCGGCAGACGGAGTGGAGACCACGCTGGAGTTTGCTTCCGGCGCCGGCTTGGTGTTTGACGCCATCCAGTTCCGGTTCAACTTTGTGCGAGGGGGCACGACCACCAAGAGCCCGGACTTGCAGAACTTCGTCCTGAGTTACACGCGCAAAGTCGATTCCAAGTGGGGCTTCACCTTCACGATCAACACCGCGGAGGCCAAGCGGGTCGGGTCCAACCCGAAGAAGCTGTACGACAGCCTCATCGCCGCCATCGAGGCCCGCCTGTTCCAAGAGTTCATCTACCGGGACGGCAGTGACGCGACCGATACGCGATATGTGCTCCTCACGCCGGCCGATTCGATAGACCAGTCCGGCCAGGGCTTCAAGGGGCAGTTCCTCATCACGGCAGTAGAGGCTTGAGGGCTCATGGCAACTGAAATATTAAGACCAAATGCCCCTGGGGATGAAAGTAATATCCCCGAAGAGGTCGGAGCGGCTTCCCCCAACCATTACCAGAATGTTGATGAGGCATCACCAGACGAAGGCGCTACAGAGATTTCCGCTGGGCCGGAAGGATGGTTCCGAGACCTCTATCAACTTGAAAACTCCACCGGGTCTGGCCTCATAAGCTCTGTTAGCGTGTGGTTTAGATGCCGGAGAGACGGTGGAGGGTATGCCAAGCCCTGTCTCAAGTCAGGCGGGGTTATAAGTGAAGGTAGCACTAGAAGTCTTATGGCTTCTTGGGCAAGTTACGCTTACCAATGGATTGAGCCCCCGGAGGGAGGTTCTTGGACATGGGCGAAGATAGATGCCTTGCAAGCGGGGGTAGTCCTTATAGGCTTCGACGCTTCTGAGTATGCTCATTGCACCCAACTCTATGTAACGATTGATTACACACCGATAGCCCCGCCCGTGGTTCTCTCACTGCGGCCGCGTTCATTGAGGCTAACGGTGCAGCGGAGGTAGCGATGTCAATACGCGAAGTTGCCGAAGGACTGTTGGGGCAAGGCTCTGACGAATCCCTGATGTACAGCATCGACATAACCAACTGGGGCTCCGATCCCCCGAGTATCAGCGTAAAGGTCTACGATGAGAACCTCATGACAGATGTCACCCAAACGGTGATGCCCACCGGTTCTCTGAGCGTGGCCGACGATATTATCTCGCTCCCCTTGCTCAAGAACCTGACCATAGGGGCCTCCTACCGCGTTGAGGTTCTGTTCACCATTGGCCTAAATATCTGGCAATGCTACTTTCGAGTCCGGTGCGAGAGATAGAGGCTTGACGTGGCAGATAAGAAACTGAGTAGCCTCACCGAGCTGGCCGCCACCCCGGCGGTCAACGACGAAATCTACATACGGGACGTCTCTGAGGCGCCGTCCTCGGAGTCGAAGCGCATCAGCATTGCCAACCTGGCGGGCATTATCAAAGACATCTTTGATGCTCAGACGTTCCTGTTTGCCACCAACGATGATGACCCTGAAGCAAAGACGCGAGCCGAAGTGCTGGCTATACTCAGTGGCCAGGCCGCTGCAGCATTCGGCTGGAATGGCCAAAACCTCACCAACACGGGCACCATTCAGGCTACTAATGCTGTCTGGTGGAGAGAGCACCACTACAGCATTTTCTCCTTCAGCCCTGGTGCCAGTGGGGCGACTGAGACAGCGCCCAATGCAAACACGCTTGGCGGGTTCCAACTCGATGCGGTTGGCGAGGAGCTTTTTTTCAATTGCCACGTTCACCCAGATTGGAGCGCCGACAGCGATGTTGAGGTGCATGTCCACTGGGAAGTCAATGTCGATAATACTGGCGGCGCCGATGCCGATACGGTAGACCTTCGACTCATCGTCAGGCTCAAGGGCGAGGGCGAGACGGCCATCAAGACCCAGACGCTTGAAGAGGCCACTACGGTAGGCAAGTCGGCGCGGTACAAAGCGTTTGAGACTGTCTTTTCCATCGACTTCGACAGTGGCACCGACCCGGTGGATGCGGGCGACCTCATATCGGTGACGCTGAACTTTGAAACCGATACCTCGGAAGTGGACAACATTATCGTCACCCATGTCATGTGCCGCTACAAGACGAAGAAAGTTCAGAACGAGGTGTAGCGTATGGACTATATTCTTTGCATCCGAGACGCCGCTGGGGTTCTCCATCTGGTTGAGGATGGTGCTACTGCTGACCAGACAGGCTCTGAGGTTGTCGCGCTGTTGGAAGCTCTCGGTGGCGGTTCCCAGCTTTCCCATGGCCAACTTGATGACGTGAGTGCCAGTGACCATCACACTAAGTACACCGATTCCGATGCCATCGCCGCCGTAGAGGGCGAAGGTACTCTTGACCTTACAGGCGATTTATCAACACCAGGTTCACTCATATCAACGGGTGGGGGGCAAACAGGGAAATTCCAGACAGGTAGTGCTGGCAATACGGTTTTTTCTTTTAGTGGTGATAATTTTGATATAAGAGCAGGGAGTGGTTCGTCATCATCTCAAAATGTTATGAGGGTTAAATCTGCGGGGGATTTTGGCATTGGAACGAATAATCCTGGAGCAAAACTTGAAATACGTAAGGCAGGAGACCAACTAAAACTATCCTTTGACGGAACTGATAATGTAGTCTTTGCAGTAGATACTGCTGGCGTTTTGACTATAACCCCAAGCGGGGCTGCAGTTGATTTTGCCTCCAAGAATCTAACTGGGCTTGGAACTTTGTCTGCCTTTACTCTTGGTGGCACAATGGATGCTAACTCTCAAGCTTTACTTAATGTCTTAGATTTGGAACTTGGTACTGCGTCCGCCCTAGGTGCCTTCTGGGCTGCGTTAACCGCTGCAAATGCTGGCACAGCTTGGGACATTAGGTCAAGGGACACCTCCGATATCTATAGAGT